GATCTTTGCGTGGAGCTCTGGGGTCATTTGTTCGTTATCGAACCCTAGTTCATCGACAAACTGCGCCCCTTCATCGTCCTCGTCAGTCAGCTCAACGCCTTTGGCACGCGGCAAATTATTTGCAAAATGCGAGTAATACAGATCGGCACTGGTTTGTCCGGTCGGGTTACCGTTCTCATCCAGGATCGGTTTGGCGTTTTCTAATTCCTCTTGGAAACGCTCTAGCTCAACGTGCAGACGCGCCCAATTTTTAAGGGCTTTACGCTGTTTTTCTGCTTCTGCCTCGTCAATCAGTAACGAGTCAACAGCAGCAGCGATATGTTGCTCACCCTCTACAACAAGATTAAACGCCTGGGCATAATCTTTTCGATCAATGGCGAGCTTGATATCGCCCCGGTTTTGCTCAAGGGTTGTATCGACTTGCGATACCTGTACGGCGCGAGCATCAGCGTATTCCTGCTTTAGCAGGCGAGTGCGGGAATCGACAATTCTCTCGTCTATCTTGCGAGCTGCGTACGCGCGACTTTCCGGGTCCTCAATCGCTTTTAGTGTGGAGTCTCGATATGCCTTTGCAGTTTGGTCAAAGGTAGAAGTGCGGCCGTTAGAGCTGATTTCGAGTTGCGATATTCGCTCTTTTGAATCGAGCGCGAGGCGCGACTTGTAGGTTTCCCTCGCGCCTTTGTTGAACGCCATGTCATAGATCGTTGTGCCACCACGCAGCTCCATGCTGTCGGTCTGATGGCCGTATTCGAGGCCGGTTTCGTACCCGGTCTTTTCTGCCTGCGCTGCTGCTTGCTTAAAAAACCGGTCACCCCAAGCGTCGAGCGTTTGTGATAGCTGGCTTGCTATTTTTGCCTGACCTTCAAACTGTGCCTGCGCAGGGGTAATGCGCGGCTCATAGATACGCGGCGGTCCCGGTGGTGCGCCTGCTGGACGTGGCGGCATGGGAATATTCGGAGCCGCCGGGGCACGGATGCCCTGCCCATAGCTAAAAGGATCGCGGCCTTGTGGTGTGCCGGCTCGTTGGTCTGATTGGTATCTGCGTGTGGTCGCCATCTTATCCACCTAACTGGCTATATCGGAATCCCGCATCAAGCAAAGTATTCGCGGCGTTGATGTACGAGCTCGTTTGCGCGGTCTTGCCCTGGATGCGGATCGCCTCGGCTTCGAGCTGCGAGGCTTCGATTCGGGATTCGGCACTCATCATGGTGCCCTCGGCGGCCATGCGGATCGCTTCGGCCTGCAGCTGTGCCTGCGTACCGACCAGCACCGCCTGCTCCATGCCGGCCTCTAGTTCTGTGGCAGCACCGAACCGCAACAACGATACCCGGTCAGCCATCAGCTTGGCCCGCTCAGAACCAAAGAAACGGTTATCGACAATGCGCCGGGCGGTGTCGGCTTTATCGATTGCCTGGTCACGCTCGAATTGCGTCATATCCGCGCCCATCATGGCGAGCGGGCTGCCGTCGTAGGCTTGTATGCCTTGCGCAGTGCGCAGGGCGACCTGGCTCGCGAGTGCCTGATTGAGCTGACGCCGCCGGCCTATCTCGCGGTCGGTTGCCAGGCGTTCTTCTTCTGCGACCTGCCGCTCGATGCCGAGCAGCATCAGCGGAATTTCCTGTTCTTCCAGGTCGGCTGCCTTTTCTGCGTACAGGTATCTCAGGCCCGCCTGCCTGCGCACGGCGTTGGCCGCTTGCTCTGCATACGCATCGTGCAGTCCGGCGTATTCTTCCTGACGCCCGGCGTACTGCTCGAGCAATTCGGCCTGACGCACCCCGCTTTCGACCGTGCGGTCAGCCAGCACACCTGCGGCTTTGTTAGATTTACTTCCGGCTGATGCCGTGAGCAGACCGCTTACGACTTTACTGCCGATAAACAGGGCAGCCGAGCTGATAGCCATTACGCTTCTACCTCAATCAATAGTCCCAGCAACGTGAATGGCTGCGGGTCGGTTTGGGTAATCGTGACCTGCGCGAGCCGGTCCCAGCCGTTGAGGTAGACCTCTTTGATGCCGGTGTAAGACGAGGGCGCTGCATCCAGCACGCTCTCGCCGAGATTGCGCTCGGGCACGAGCACATTGGAACTGGTGCCGGTCGTGGTCACATAGACGCCGAGGGTCTGGTAAAAATCCCCGACGATACGAATCAGTCTTTTCTTTTCGGTCAGGATCGAGCCGTTGTTGAAGTCGGACGTCACCGGCATGGTGGTCACGGTCACGTCGTAATCCAGGCCGACTTCGACCTCAGTGCCATCTCGCGCTAACGTAATCGACCCGCTCGATGGTGTGGCGTCATCCATGATCGAGCCATCCGCACGCACCCGGCAGGACTCCCCATTAAGGTGTGTCAGGTTGCTGACGGTGGTGCTGGCCGATTGCGTCTGTTTTTTGTTGGCGTCGGTATAGGTATCGGGGTCGGCTTTTTCCAGAAAGTACACCGTCGCGCTGTTGATGGTGCGCTTGACCGCGAACCAGACCTCAGTGCCTTCTACGGTAACCGCTTGGATTTCCCCGGTCGTTTGCCACTTGGTCCATGCGGCGACCTGTTGGGCTCGCAGCGTGTTGAATACCGCCATCGTCCCGTCGGAGTTGACCACATAAACGTAATTTGCATCCTCTGTCGCTGTGCCGCGCCGTGCATCCATATCAACCGGCGTCGTGATGAGGTGTGACGCCAGCAGCGTCGCGCTGTTCGACGTGTACGCATCTTCCTCCCAGGAGAATAGGAACTCGCGAATGGAGCTCTGGCCGTAGTCAAGGAACAAGGTGGCGCCGTCAATGTTGACCGGCGGCGTGGTACTGGAACCGAATCGCGTCTGGTTCTTGATCGCAATGTTGCCGGGCGTGATCGGGCTCGATGAGATATAGAACTCGCCGCCTGTGGTAAATAACTGCAAATGCCGTGCCGGCATCAGGCCGACAATGCCGTTAATCTGGTTGGTATCGAGCGTGACGTCTATCGCGTCATCATCAGCGCCGGTGCCGACGTTGTAATTAAAGTAATCCGCTACGACTGAACCCCATAGGGTCTGCGGTCGCTGCTGTGATCCCCCGAACCACAGGCGCTGCTGGAAAAATGCGACCGTCTTGGGCCAGCCCCGGGTGGCGCTCCATACCGCTTCGGCGCCTGATCCGTAATCAAACGTCGGGATGTTGGTCAGCGTGATGTTTGAAAGCGTCCAGCTGGTATGCGCAGCACCGCGCACCAGTTTGGCCGGCTGGTGATCCTCATGCACGATAATCATCGTGTCGGCCGATTGCGTGACGTTGAGCTCTTTGCACTGCGCCAGCGTGTACGTCGTGGTCACCGTGGCCTGCAGCACTCCATCCATATAGACTTTGATCGCGTTATTCTGAAACGCCATCACATAGGTCTGCTCGACGTTAAAGGAGAACGTAAACAGGCGAGACTCTGCGCCGAGCGTGGCGTAATACGACATCCCCGGGCGTCGCTTGAACCCACCCTGCGGCAACGCCAGGACATTGGTGCCGGTATCGGCGCCCTGGTAATACTGCTTGACGTCAGTACGCGCTGCCAGGCGTGGATCGAGCACGCCCGCATTGAACGCCGTCTGTAGCGTTCTGAGACGCGGCACTACGCACGCGCCTCAATAAAGGGCGAATCCACGATGCCGGCCTGTGGCCGCGACTGCGAATCTGCAAACCGGGCACGTTTGAGCTGGTTCTCAAACTTGAGCGTATATATCTCAGCCAGTGAACGGTTGCCGGTGACCGGAATGGCAAACTGTGCCGCCAGGTCATATTCCAGCGTCTTGGAAAAGTACGCCGGCAGTCTGGATTCGTCCGGTTTAAAGAGGTAATCCAGTGCGACCTCATTGGAATCGGAATAGAGTTTGTTTTCGTAAATCTCATATTCCACGTTGGGATACACACTGATGCCCATGAGATAGCCGGACGGCAGCTGATAGGCGTAGGTCCAATCGTTCAGCGGTGTATCGGTCAACTGACTGAGCTGACTTTTGGCAGCCGCAAAGCGCCAGCGATGCGCACTCAGCAGCGACTCATAGGTCGAGTCGTAAAGATTGGATGCTGCCTCGGCACCTGACCCGCCCTCGGTAAACGATGAGATCGTGCCGTGTCCGATCATCAGCAGGGCGTTGGAGCACATCGAAATGCTGGTCGCCATACTTAAATCCTAGAAAAGAAAAGGCAAGGGCCGTATTCCAGACCCCTGCCTTTCCCGGTTGTGTTCCCCCACAACGAGGAACTAATGACCCGACTACCGATTAGTCGGTGTCGGTTTCCGCAATGGCGGTGCCGTCGGACACATCAACCACATCAGAGGCGTTCGACAGGACGCTGACAATATGCGTCGTGGGCGTACTGGTGTCGCACACAAAGATAATGTCGCGGACCTGCAGAAGATCGCTGGCGTCGTTGAAGTAGCCTTCGGTGTTCACTGTCGCGATTGCGTCGGTTGTTGAGTAGACCCAAATGCGGGGGCCTTTCCCACCAGGGCCAACTTGCTGCAAACCACTTAATGCGTATGCCATGATGATTACCCCTTACTGGTAGCTGACGGATACAGAACCGTCGCCGTCACGAGATACCGCACCGGCCTTCATCACACCGTTGCAGAGCCAGGAGGTTTTCTGCGCGATGTAATTCACTTCGGTTTTGATATCGATGCCAACCGCAAGACCGATTGCACTTTTGTGCCAGGCGAATCCTTCCCAGGTGCTTGACGCATAGGGGAGGCCACCCTCGGAGCGGGACTCGATGATGTGCCACTTGAAGCCCATCCAGGTGTCGATCTCTCCCGACATCAGCGCTTTCACACTGTTGTAGTCCGAGCTCGTGACCGTGGAGATGTTCAGCAAGTCCTCAAGGCCGGCAGCAGAGACTGCGAAATGCCGATCACTTGAAGGCACACCCTTGTCGTTCAGATGCTTGGAGGCTTCGACCACCTTCGCCACCGTCATACCGGCCGAACCGTGGGCAATGGTGCCCGCCGGGCTCGACTCAGCAGCCAGGGCGTCGATGATGAGCTGATCCAGCCTGCGACCCAGCGCGCCCGCAATGGTCTGCGCCAGTTCACGCTGCTCGTCAAAGTTGACCTCGGCAGCATCAAAGATGTCGGTGTACTCCGGCGCGTTCCAGTTTTCCAGAGTGCAGTTGATGAGAGAGTGCGAAACGTCCATCGGCGTCACATCCGCTTGGGTGGCCTTCTGGTTAGCCAGGCCCTTGCCCATCTTGCGGAATTTGTAGATATCGCCGACTACGCCATTACGCACTGTAACGGTGTCGCGCAAAGAGCCGGCAGTCTGAAACGCGTGCTTGACGTCGTCATCAAACTGCTGCTGCGCAACAGAGGACAGATTTATGGACATAGTATTTGATCCTTATCAAATGTCTAAAAAATGCCGGGCTTGCGCCTGGCGCCTTTCGACACTCGGGTATCCGCTGTGCGGGCCGACGTCTCACAGCGTGCGTGCTGTGTGATCCGACTCCGGTCAGGGCTCGATAAGGATCGAGGTGTCCATTCCTAGAGCTAACAGTGACACGATTTATTTGCGGGCCCGCTGCTGCGAGGTATCCGCTGCCATCGCTTTACCTGTTACTAGATACGGATTGTATCCATACTGATATGGCTATTTCAACTTTATGCCGCCGTGCCATAGGCTTCGTTATAGGCACGATCGACCTGCTTCTTGTATTCGGGATCGACGCTCATGCGCAGCTGACCGCTTTCGGTCTTGGCGTAACGCATCTGGCGCAATTCCTCGGCCGTGGTGTGACCGCTGGCTTGTGTGGCTTGCGGGTCGCGGGCCAGTTTCGCCTCGCGGGTTTTGCCGATCAGGGTTTCCAGCAGTTCGACGCCCACTGCGGTCGAGGCCACGCCCTTGAAGATTTCCCACTGATCCGCTGACAGGTTGCCCTGCCCCCAATCGGCCAGGTCTGTCAGCCGTGATTTGGCATTGTCACCGAGAGCGGCGAGTTCACGCTGCCGGTTGTTGCTGATCATTTCCTGCTCGGTGACGAGATACCCTGAGACAAAGCGCTCAAAGGCTGCCTGGTTCATACCGGCCTCGCGGGCTGATTCCTTGAACCACGCAATCATCGGGTTATCTTCCATGACGCCGGGGTCCAGACCCTCGAGCTGCGGCACCTGGTATTCCTCATCCGGTGCCCCGGTGAAGGCGCCCATCCGTTTTTCCAGCTCCGCGTAGGCTTTGGCCTGATCCTCGACGGTTTTGTATTTGTCCTGCTTGAACCACTCGGGCACGTCTTTGGCGCCGTCGACTTCGGCCGGCGCAGCCTCAACAGCATCAATCAGGGAATCGCCCGGGACTGCTTCGACAGCGGCTGCCGGCTGCTCGGCTTCGGGTGCGGTTTGGACTTCTTCGGTTTTCTCGTCTGTCATGGGGAATACCTCACTGCTTCTCAGCGGTTTCGATCTGCGCCAGTATCTGACGCACCAGGTCGGCACGCCCTTCTCGGATACCGGCCTCGAACTGTGTCGATGCCGGCGTCACGGTCGGACGCAATAGGGTGATGGTGATGAGCCGGTCGAGCACATACTGGCCGGCGTCGGTACGGAAACACTCATGGAAGCGCGAGGCAATCTCACGGCCTTTGGCTGCGCTTTCCTTAGTCGGTCCCGGCGGCTCTATCTCTAAAGCCGCCCAGCCCTTGCGGGCCTTGACGTTTTCGATCATGCAGCCGTTTGCTCTGCCTGCATGGCCGCCTCAGCCATTGCCTCCCTTTCGACTGCGGTGCGTAACAGATCAGCATCCAGCCCGAGTTTCTTGCCAATGTATCCCGGGAATTCCTCCAACTTGGTGCCCAGGCCCAGCACTTCGGGACCGAGCTGCCCGACGGTCTGCAGGTACTGATTGACCGCCACCAGATCATCCTGGTCCTGTGCCCGCGCCAATGGACTGGTGTGCTTGATCGTGACCTCTTTGCCGTCCACCCGGATATCGGGAATCTTGCCGGCACGTTTCAAGATCGACACCGCGCGCTTGATAATCTTCTCAACGAACTCGGTCTGCATCCGGCCGAACGCACTGCCAGAATCCTGCACGAGCTCCTGGTTACGGATCGCCATCTCGGTCGCACTCCTGACCGGCGAATCGACCTCACCGAAGGGTTCTGCAAATAGCGCCTTATTGATCCGCTTGCGCAGGTCATCCAGCACCAGGGCACTGAACTGAATATCGCCAGAGCGGTCCAGCGGCCGCAGCGTCGGATTGGCGTTGTCGTTGCTGCCGACCGGGATAATGGCGCCCGGGGTGAGCCGGATGCTGTAAGGGTTAATCACGCCGTCATCGGCTGCGGTGTAGACGCCCGAGATCGCCAGCGCGGCGTTCTTCAAGACGTATTCGACCACCTTGTTGGCGGTCTTAATGTCCGGCAGCACCTGCATGATCCGGCCGCGTCCCAGGGTTTCCCCCGGCACCACATACTCGCGGAACACAATCCACGGCGAGACTTCGTAGTCCTGCCCGAATATGTACTCCTTGCTGGCTTCTTCGAGGACGCACTGATGCCAGTAGCCGCGTTTGGGCAGATAGATCGTGCCCTCGATCAGCGAGCATTTCTCATCAGGGCGCTCGCTGGCCTTTTTCTTCATCGTCTCGGACAGCTCAGCCCCCGGCCAGAGCCGGTCAATATGCCGGGCCGGGACCTTGTGCTCACGCCATACCGTCTCAATCGTGCCCCACGGCCCTGCCTCGGGGTATATCTCCGCTAATGGCGCGCTATGGAATTCGAGCGCGGATTCGGCGGTGTCGTTTTCCTCAAGCGCCAGCACGCCGGTCGATACCGCGAGATCAAGGAAAGACTCATGCGCCTGCGTCGCAAAGTTGCTGTGGTTGATGTGATCGAAAATGATCTTGGTGATGTCATCGAGCACCGGCTGGATTTGCTCGTGCTCATTTTCTGGAATCTCTGAGCCCGGGACCAGCATTGACCATTCGCGCCAGGGTGGGATCAGCGTCGCCTGCAGACGGCTGGCGAACTTCTGCGTACCGACCACGGCCGTCGAATCGTAGATGTCCTCGTTTTTCTTTTGCCCACGCGAGAACTGCGTCATGGTGTTGCGCTGGGGCAGTGCGTATTCGTAGCACTCGCGCAGATGGGTCTGCCACGTCGAGCGCTGTTTCTTGGCGGCCTGGAATCTTTTTACCAGGTCCTCGGTGGTGCCCAGCTCGCTGGGTTTGGAGTATTTCATCCTCCGAGCGTTGTCTTGGTTGGGATACCCAACTCAGACCCTGACAGCAGTGACAAAAGTCCATACTTGCGCGGCGCTTTGAGCTTCTTTTTCTTGTCCTCGGTCTGTTTGGTCAACTCATCGAGCTGCGCCTGACGCGCCTCATCGGCTGCCTTGATTTCTGCTTGGATCGCCTGTAGCTGCTCGTCATATTTCGCTTGAATCTCGGCCATGTAAGCCGCCGGATCAAACGCCGGTTCGGGTGCCGGTGCCGGGGCTGGCTTTGGTCTTGGTGTGGGTTTTGGCTCAGCAGCAGCCGGGGCAGGGGCAGGTGCGGGCTTCGGCTTTGGCTTCGGCTTTGGCTTCGGCTTTGGCTGCGCTGCTGCGGCTGCGGCTTGATCCTGTTGCCAATCACCGCCGCCGCCACGGTTGGCTGCCATGTCGCGGGCTTCTCTCGCGGCGTTATCGTTGAAGTTTCGCTGGCGATCCGCTGCCGATAATCCCATCAAACCCGCTAACGCGCTCGGCGATTCTTTCGCTGCGTCTTTTGCGCCCGGGCCTACGGACACACCGCCTCGGCCTACGGCTTGCGCGCCGATTGAGCCAAGACTTCTGCCGCCTCGCCCTTTCGGGCCTGCACCACCGCCACCGCCGCCGCCATCTCCGCATGAGCAGAGAGCGCGTGGGTATCCTTCGATGTCCCAATCAAATGCTTTTCGCTTCATAGTGTCATCCATTAAGTTTCGCCTTGTACACAGCACCAACCGGGTACATCCCTAGTCGTCCCGCCAATGCGTCAAATCCTTTCCTGTGTTCTACCGACGTTGCAAACGATACCTCGCTTGCCCCGTTGTCCTTCGCCCACTGCATAAATGCCTTGAGCAGCCGATAACCTATTGATCCGGTGCGATGTTCTGGCGCGACGTAAAGTAATTCCTCGACCGCTACATACTCGGGTCCGAATCGGTACTGCTGTAGGGAACCAGTGAAGAACCCCACAATCTCCGCGTCCTTTCGCGCCACAAAGAAGCAACCGTACTCGCACACCCTTCGCCCATACTCCGCTGCGATGTCATGGTCGTAGATAAGATCGGCGTAGTGACCCTCAGCGTGCATATCTGCTCCCAGCTGCACGCATCGCTCGATGTCTTGCTCGGTTCCTTGCTCAATGCTCATGCTACCTTGAGGATACGTTCTGTATCCCGAAGTCTACCCGACACAAACCGTCTATTTCCATTTTTGACACGACGTCTCAACCAAAGACGCTCCAGCCCTGATCTGCCTGGATCGGCTTGCTCGGCCCCGGGGTGTGGTGCTTCAA